AAAAAAAAACAAATTATCTCAATCTAACTTATATGTTTACGATAAGTCTCCAATAACAATAGAGACTCTTGTTAACAAAACCAAATCAATTCAAGCGGTCAAGCAGATAGACTTAATAATTGTGGACTACCTACAGCTTTTAATGACAACAAGCAAAGCACCAGCAGGATCAGATAACAGAACAGCATCTATGACTTATATATCAAACCTTTTAAAAGGATTGGCAAAAGAAATAGGCTGTCCTTTAATATCCTTATCTCAACTCAATCGTGGTGTTGAATCAAGACCAGATAAAAGACCATTGCTTTCAGACCTAAGAGACTCTGGTTCTATAGAACAAGACGCGGATATGGTTATAATGCTGTATAGAGAAGATTATTATGATGCATTAGACACAGGTTTGTCTGAAGTGATAGTTAAAAAGAATAGAATGGGAGAGATGGGAACATTTGAACTAAGTTTTGATGGCTCACTATCCAAGTTTATAGACCCAGAAGACAGGGCTTTCGGGAGGAAAAAAGAATATGGACCAATCTGAAAATTTTCATCAACAATTAAGAGACATAATACCAAGGATATCAGAGGCTAGAGTAAATGTCCTTAAGGCAGATGTTGGTCTTAAAAGGGTATTTTGGAGAGAGCTTTGTATAGCAAAAGAAGAGGGGGAGAGAAGTTATAACTCTCAAAAATCTAAAGCAGAATCTACTGATGAATACGCCCAGGCATCTATGAAGGTTGCTGTTGCCAAAGCATCACTTGATGCACTACAAACAGAAAAACTTGCAGTAGATATGCAGTTTGAGGAATGGAGAACAAAAATGGCAAACTTGAGGATGGAAAGAAATAGATATGGGGCATGATAATTTTAAAAGCTTTTGCAGAATGATGCATGAAGAGTGCAGGTCTGAAAGAAGAAAGCATAACGAGAAAGAAATAAGCTTCGAGGATTATATTAAGGCTAACAACAAAATGTTATTAAAGAAATATGCAGGGCAGATCCCCAAATAAAGAAGAGAAAGATTGGATGGATGCTATATCTAACTTTGGATGTATTGTCTGTCATCTTTTCTACGATTGTTATTCTCCGTCAGAGGTGCATCATATAGATGGAAAAACAAAACCAAACGCACACTTGATGTCGTTAAGCCTCTGTTACAAACATCACAGAGAAGGAATCAACAACGATCTTTATGTTTCACGACATCCTTTTAAACGAGAGTTTGAAAAAAGATACGGAAAACAAACTGATCTTTTAATAAAACTTAGGGAGTTAATAAACAATGAGTAATCATGGAGAGTGGAAAGGCGGCAAGGGTTCTGTAAGAAGAAACTCTAACGAAAAACTATATTCAGAAAACTGGGATAAGATTTTTAATAAAAAAAATAAGGAAGATAAATGCCAAAAAGAAAAAAAGAAAAAATAAATTATAAGTACAACGAAGGCGAGCTGATTAACGAGTTCGCAAAGTATGTAGATAAAACATACGAGCAACACTATTCCTTAAACAAATTTCAGGCTACAGAATTTATCATGGACAGTGGTCATGGAGAGGGCTTCTGTATGGGCAACGTGATGAAATATGCACAACGCTATGGCAAAAAAGAAGGCAAGAACAGGGCTGACATACTTAAAGTAATTCATTATGGGTTCTTTGCACTGTACAACCACGACATGCAAAACAAGAAGTGAAACATGTTACCGTCTTTGGAGATATAGATTTACTTAGCTATGCACACAAGATTGCTAACATGCCATCACAGGCGGATAGAATAAAATATTTAGAAGATGTAGATGAAAAGTTTTATGATTTGTTGTATCTTTTATCTATGCAGATGGGAGTCTGCAATACTATTGCAAGGCTTTCGACTCGGGAAAAAAGAAAGAAAGCATGGGAAGAATTACCAGATCATACCAGATCACTTAAGAGTATGAAGGGAATGGTCTATAATAAAGTAGTTAGAAAATTTAGAAGGAGATAATTATGCCACAAGGAAAAGGAACATACGGATCTAAAGTTGGAAGACCGCCAATGAAAAAAGGAAAAAAGAAAACCGCTAAAAAGAAAAAGTAATGGCTTCTAAAAAGAAATCCACAGTCAACTCTGCTGGTAACTATACGAAACCAACCATGCGTAAGAACCTGTTTAATCGTATAAAGGCAGGATCAAAAGGTGGTAGAGCTGGTCAGTGGTCAGCAAGAAAAGCCCAAATGTTAGCAAAAATGTATCGAGCAAAGGGCGGAGGATATAAAAAATGATTGGTAAATTATTTGACAGGTTTATTGAGTGGAGCCTTAACAGGCAAGAACAACACTTAATGCAGAAACCTAAACCCAAGAGAAAAGTCTCAAGGGTAAGACGCAGGGCTAACGCTAAAAAGAAATAAGTTATGCCTTTAAAGAAAGCACAAAAGTCTTTAATAAGATGGACAAAACAAAAATGGAGAACAGCTAGTGGTAAAAAATCTAGCAAGACTGGAGAGGTTTATGCTCCAGCCAAGACCATTGCTAAGTTGAAGTCCACAGCCAAGGGTAGGAAGAAACTATCTAAAGCAAACACAGTCAAGAGAAAAGCAACCGCAAAGGGTAAACAACATGCCAAACACGGACTGCACAAGGGAAGGAAAAGATAATGGCTACAGTAAAAGATACTAAAAGAGTTTCAAACGGAGTCGTTTACAGGGGTAAGAAATACCCTGGGTTTAACAAACCAAAAAGAAACAGTGGGTCAAGCAAACACAAGATGGAGGTTCTTGCTAAAAAGGGTAATGAAATTAAGGTCGTCAGATTTGGTCATAAAGACTATGGTCATAATTACTCTAGTAAAGCTAGGGACAACTATCTTAAACGATCCGCAGGAATCAAGAACAAATCTGGTGGGCTTACGAAGGATGATAAGTTCTCTGCAAACCACTGGGCGAGAAAAGTATTATGGGCAGGCAAAGGCGGAAAGAAAAAAAGTCCCTAAAATATATCTTAGATGAATTAATTTACAATTTCGTTTATCATAATAGGTGTGATCTTATATAGCGAACAGGAATTACATACTGCCTACAGGGTATATGTTGCCTCGTTTAAAGAAACCCCACATTTAATTATCCCAACACTAAAAGAATTTAGAGAAATCTATGAAGAGTATTGGGACTGGTATTTTAGCAATGAGCAAAAAAGAAGAACTCATTAATCTATTTAAGGAAAAAGGATTCGAAAGAGTTTCTCTTCGATGGATTCCAACAAACCCCTACGGCAAAAGACATAAGTTGACTGGATGGATTTATAGGATATCAGGAGACTTAGAATGGTCTGGGCTTGGAAAGAATTTTGAAGAAGCATCAAAAACAATAGACCTTTTATAGTTTTTTCTTCTTTTCTTTATGAGGCTCTTCATAAGTAGTGAATCTATTTCTGCATGTTTCCGACAAGCACTCTCTTCTCCTTTTTAAAACAGTACCATCAACAAACTTTCTAACATCAATAACCCTAGTGTCAGTTCCACATTCATAGCAAACCATCTTGTCATCCCCTTTATGTAATTAATGATTACGATAATAAGACCATAACAATTTATAGTCAATCGAAATATTGTTTTATTTATTAATTAATGTATCTTTACAGTATTATTCACACACATTTTAATAAAAAAATGGAAGCAACAGGCATAGAAATGCGTATAGCAAACTTGGAGAAGCACATGGAAGAGGTTCTTTCTTTTGTTAGGCATATACCAGTGCTTGAAGAGAGAATAGGAAGATCATTGAGTCAATCTTCAGATCACGAAGTAAGACTTAGAACTCTTGAACAGTCTCAAATGAGGGACAATGTTCAGTCTAAGTGGGCTGAAAGAATAATAGGTGGCGTGGTGATTGGTTCTATTATAGGAATTGGCGGAGCAGTGTTTACTTATGTTCTTTAATAAAAAAGATTCAGACGCTGTTCTTGAGAGAATTGCATATATGCCACAAGGAACTTTGGGAAAACTTACCATAGGAACTGAAGTCTTTTGGACTGCTGAACGTCCCTGGAGAAACAATCAAAAAGAAGTGAGCTGCATTCCCAATGGAAACTATACCTGTAAAGCTTATACATCAAAAAGATTTGGAGAAACATTCGAGGTTACTGATGTAGAAAACAGAACATATATTCTTTTTCATGTTGGGAACTTTCCAGAAAAAGATTCTCATGGATGTATTCTGCTTGGCGAAAGATTGATGGATAATCAATCAGCAGTATCTTCTAGCAAGGTTGCGGTTAATAGATTTAGAGAGACTTTAAAAGATGTTGAAAGCTTCGATATCGAAATTAAAGACACAACCCCATACGACTGGTCATAAGACTAGGATATGTAAGACTTGTTTAATCAACAAGCACATAGATGACTATGAGGTAGCTAAAGGCTACAAAAGAAGAGAATGTCGCCCCTGCCGTTCGGCGGAGAAAAGAAAAAAAATCAGCAATAATCCACATCTTTATATAAACAACCTATACGGACAACTAGCATACAGAAGAAAGAAAACCCATAGGTTTAATATAACAAGAGAATACCTACACAAGTTATACGATTCACAAAAAGGAATCTGTAAATATTCAGGGGTGGCTATGACTAATGTAAAAGACGGATCTGGATATCACTTACAAAACATATCAATAGACCGCATTGACAACACTAAGGGTTACGAGGAGGGTAACATTGCCCTAGTGTGTCTAGCAGTAAATATGATGAAGTACACCTTAGAGTTAGAAGAACTCATAGATTGGTGTAAAAACATCTCAAAAAATAATTAAGACTCCATGTTCTTTAATATGTGAGCAATCACTTCTATAGTCCAACCGTTGCCCAACATCTTATATCTTTGTGTATTAGAGACATGGTTGGTGTAGTTATCAGGAACGGTTTGCAGTCTTTCACATTCTAAAGGCGTAAGCTTTCTCCAATAAACATCATCTTTAACTAAAACATTATCCTTTTGTACTGTAGATATGTTGTTGGTTTTGTCATCCCTTCTTAGTTCAAGCATCTGCTTAGACTTTCCTGCAATAGATCCTTTGTGATCTTGTCGCACTCCATCCACCTTATATCTTCCAACGTATCTTCCACAGACTACTTTAGGTTCCCTATTACCACCTTGACAAGTGTTTACTGTTGGAGATTTTCCTTCTGGACTATAGACCCTTTTCAAAATGTCATGCCCATTAACATCAATCGCTGTGCCTATATGTTGAGGCACTAAAGTCATTCCATTGTTCCCAGCTCCCTTATACATGGTTGCTGTCATGCAAAGCGACTTGTCATCTAGATTTTTGTAATGTCTTCTATTTCTTGCGGTATCTTTCGTTGGGTTTTCATTTGGGTTCTCTTCTAATATGTCTCTTAAAACAATACCCCTTTCCTTTGGCATCTCTATTCCTGGAATGTTAGTCCAATAATATCTTTGCCTTGACTGTGCTGATACAAGAGAACTGTTTATAAAAATAGGCTCAACTCCCATGTATTCAGAGATAACATCCAAGTATTCTTTTTTCATTCTTACATTTTCAAGTAAGAAGTATTTAGGTTTTAATGTTTCAACACATCTAATAAATTCAAAAAACAACATGGATCTGGGGTCGTCAAAAGCAAGTTGCTTCCCTGCAAAAGAGAATCCTTGGCATGGACTACCACCCATAATCAAATCAATTTGCGGTAATGTAGACAAGTCAAGCTTGGTTATGTCTCCAACTTGGATAATTTCCGGGTAGTTAGCCTTACTTACTTCAATAGCATACTTATCTATCTCACTTGCATAATAGTTATCTACCTTGATTCCAAGTCTATCAAGTGCAATTCTTCCACAACTCATTCCATCAAATAGGCTTAGTACATTCATTTTTTGCTCCTTAATATGCTGTTATTTGGTCTTCTTCGTTAAGTTTATCTTCATAGAAATAAACAATACACGCCACGCCCTTGGTTGCACATTCAGTTATTCTGTAATCTATATCGCTAGATATATCAGAACACCCCAACATGTCGGCTACTTCGTTTTTAGTTATCTTACTCATTGTGTTTGCTCCTGTGCTTCTTTATCTGTTTGGTAAATATTGCAGTCATCACATTTTTGTATTTCCTGCACTTGGTCTTCTGTATTGAATGTATCAATCCACCCAACGCTATTACATAATTCACAGTTCATTCTTGCACCTCCTCTAGGTGTTCTATCAGTCTATTTAATCCATCCTTGATACCCTCATGTTCTCGTTTAGTATGGCTATCGTTCACCCATCCATCATCAGCAATAATATCTTTTGCAATGTTTTTTATTCTCTCGATTGTTATACTTTTATTTACTTTCATTGGTCTTGCTCCTCTGAATATATAATTTCTTTTCGGTCTTTCATATGTTTGATAATCTCAATTAATAAATTATCAAAATCGTCTACATGGTATTTATCAAGTAGTTCTTCAATCATATTCATTAGTCTTGCT